GGGGACGTGGACGAACGGCCACTACCAGGGGTTCATCATGACCGTCACGTCGGAGGCGGATGTGCCCTGCCGGATCGGCTCGACCGAGGTTCTCAACCCGGATGACCCGGACGGGGACATGATCGAGACCGTCGCCTGGTGGGACCCGGACGACCTCGACGGGAACCCGGCGGTCCGTGCGGAACTCCAGTCGTCGCTTGATGCCGTCCTGGCCGCGCTCGACCCGGAGGCTGATGCCGCCCCTTTAGCTAAAGGCTGGCGGGACGGCCAGCCGAAGACGCCGATGCACGCGTACGACCTCCGCATCGTGGACTACTACCAGCCGCGGATTCAGGACGTCATCACCGCCTGGGTGAATGACCTCCCGATCCGGTCCGTGGCCGCCCAGTTCGCGGGCGCGGATGCTACCGCGTACGCGTACGCGCTGCATGGCGGGGACCCGCTGCCGCTCGGCGCGCTGCTCCGGCAGCTGGCCCTCGACGGGTACCAGACCGGGCAGCACGGGGCGGACATCCAACTCGGGCGGGTCGCGAAGGCGGCCACGCTGGAAGCGACGAACACGCTCGACTGGGACACCTGGGCACCCGGGAACCCGGCCGCAGCGGACACCGCCGCGGGCGGCGGGCTCGCCCAACTGCTCGCGGAGCAGGACGTGACGATCAAGTCCGTGCAGGAGACCCTGTACGGGGAACTCGGCGACCGGATCGCGTCCGGCCTCGCCGACGGTCTGTCTCCCGCGTCGATCGCGTCGTCGATCGTCGACCTCGTCAACCCTGCCTCCCGGGCGGAGATGATCGCGGCGACGGAGACGGCGCGCGCGCAGACCGCCGGCGCGTTCACCGCATACGCGGCGAACGGTGTGGGCGCGTACGACCTGATCCTCGCGGACGGGGCGTGCGTGCGCTGCCAGGACGCGGCCGCCGCGAACCCGCACCCGATCGGTGACGGGTCCGCCCTGCCACCGCTTCACCCGTACTGCCGGTGCTCAACCTCACCGGTCGTCGAAACGATCAGCCTGGACCGGATGCCCGTGTCCGACCTGGGAATGGAGTAACCGATGACAACCACTGAGGACCGCTTCGTCCTAGGTATCGCCTACCAGGCGGGCCCGGACCCGGCGATCAAGATGGGCGCCGACGGCGGCCGCGATTTCTTCACCGAACGGGAGCTCGAACTCGCGTCGCGCACGTTCATGCGGAAGAACCACGGGCAGCAGATCGGCCTCATGCACGTCGACGGGACGACGGAGGCCGGTTACGCCGAAGTCGTCGAGTCGTACATCTACCGCGGCCCGGACTGGCCCCAGGCTGACGGGACCGTCGTGAAGGCGGGCGACTGGCTGCTCGGCGCGATCCTCTCCCCCGAGGCGTGGCAGTTGGCGAAGCGGGGGAAGATCACCGGCTGGTCCATCCAGGGCACAGCGAAGCGACGAGCGAGGAGTGAATCGTGACCGACGAGATGACGGAACTCTACGACGCGGACATTCCCCGCGTCGACGCGGTCGATAAGGCCGCGAACGGCACCAGGTGGTTCCTCATGAAGACCGAGGAATCGAACGGACTGCTCTCCCACGATCAGGTGGCGGAGCTCATCAAGGAAACAGCGGAGGAAGACGGCATGGCCGACAACACTGACCCGGTCGTCAAGGACGACCTGAACGCGGGCGGAGACCCGCTCGCGTCGTCCGGGAACCCGGGCGCCCTCGACCCCGGCTCCGCGCCGTGGGAGCAGGTCGACGCGGACACGGCGGCGAAGTGGCTGGCGATCCTCGCCCGCGCGAAGCACGCGCTCCTCACTCTCTCCGAGCGGGAGGAAGTCGAGTCGGCCACCCCCGACTCCGACGGTGACGAGATGGACAACGCCTGGGACCTCCAGGATGCCGCATCCGCGATCGACTACGCGATCGGCATTGTCGCCGCGTACGGCGCATCCGAGCAGGCCGAGGTCGACCTGGAGGACGACGTCGCGAAGGCTCGCCTCGCCGCGATCGGGGATGTCGCGAAGGCGATCCTCGATGACCCGGCCGACCTGACCGCGCTGGAAGTGTCCAGCGTGACGAAGACGGCGAACCCGGACGCGGCCACCGCGCTCCTGGCCGCGCTGCGCGACCTGCCGGAAGCGCCGGCCGTGGAGAAGGCGGAGGAGCCCGTCGAGGAGCCGACCGTCGAGAAGGCCGAAGACACCGAGGAGGCCCCCGTGGTCGAGAAGGCTGAGACCAGCGAGCGTGTCGCATCGGTGGAGGAGGCGGTCGCGAAGTTCGGCCGGTTCTCCCCGGAGGCACGGCAGGCGCGTGTCCTGTCCAAGCAGGCGCCCGAGCCGGTCGCCGACGTCGTGAAGGATGACGCGGCCGCTGCGGACGGGGAGGACACCCCCGAACTCGAAGCCGTGTTCGACGCGAACGGCAACCTGAAGGGCGTCGTCGACCCGTCGGCGATCCAGCCCGTCCAGGGTGCCACCGCCGACGCGCCCGAAGACAAGACTCCGGACGAGCCCGCACCTGCGGCGCCCGCTCCGGCCCCCGCCGCTGCCGCACCCGCGGCGCCGGCGGTTCCCGCGGCCAAGGCTGCGGAGCACGACGAGGAGACGAAGCCCGAGGAGCGGGTCGTCACGACGAAGGCTGAGATCGAAGCGCTCTTTGCGGAGCGGATCGCGGCAGTCGAGGCGAGCCTCCGGAAGGAAGTCGAGTCGCTGCGAGCTCCGGCCCGCCCTGCCGCTGCACGGTACGGGGTGTTCCCCGCCGCGGACCTCCGCCGCGTCGATGACGTGGAGAAGAAGTCCGAGGAGGCATCCCAGGAGAAGGTGCTCGCGCTGAAGGAGGTCATCCGGAAGTCCGGTGACCCGCAGGCGATCGAAGCGGCAAACGACGCACTGACGTCGCTCGTGTCCGCTGAGCTCGCGAAGCAGCGCGCTGCTCTCCCCACCCCGCCCCGGCCGACGCCGGGCGTGCCGCGTCAGTAACGGACGCAACCCGCAACACCACTCGACGCCGCCCGACCGGGCGGCGTTTTCGTATTCCCACCCTCGAAAGGCAGTCCCATGACTGACATGCAGTCGGTGACCGAGGAGACCCTGGCCGCGCTTGAGAAGGCGCAGACCAACGGCATCCTCGTCGGCACCGGTCTCTACTCCTATGACCTGGGCGACCTCGTTCGCCTGATCCCGGTCAACACCCCGTTCCGTGACAAGATCCCGCGCGTCGCATCCAAGGACGGCGCGAAGTTCGCGACCTGGCGCGCGCTCCTGAACGTGAACAACGCCCAGCCGCGCGTCACGCCCGGCTACGAGCTCGCCGGCGCACAGGCCGTCATCTCGGAGCAGGACTTCCAGGCGCAGTACCGGCCGTTCGCGCTCGACGGCACGGTCTCGCAGGACGCGTACGACCTCGCCACCGGGTATGACGACCCGTACGCGGAGCAGACGATCAACGTCCTGAACCAGCTGCTGATCGGTGAGGACAAGGTCCTGATCGGCGGGCAGTCGTTCGTGCTCCCGACCCCGGGCGTGCCGACCCTCGTCGCATCCGCGTCGGGTGGTTCTATCGCGACCGGCACGGTGTACATCGCCGTGGCAGCCCGGACCGCGTCCGGCTACTACTACGGCGGCAACAGCCAGGGCGTGGTCTCCGCCTCCCAGGCGGTCACCGGCCCGAATGGCAAGGTCACCGCGACCCTCGCCGCCGCGGTCAAGGGCGCGGTCGCGTACGACTGGTTCTACTCCACCACCGGCTCGGCCCCGTTCTACTACCAGCAGACGACCACGGTCGCCTCGGCAGTGTTCACGACCCTGCCAGCGGCGAACCAGAACCCGCTCGCCACGCCGAACCTGACCCCCGGCATCGCCGCGGCCGTCCCGACGATCAACCTCGCCGCGGACAACGGGTCGTGCCCGCTGGACGCGAACAGCAACCCGTCCGAAGTGGACGGCCTGATCGCCTCCCTGACGGCCGACTACTCGACTGCCGGCGCGTGGGTCAAGCCCGGCACGGGCACCGCCAACCCGGCGGTGTACATCGACGGCGGCGGGTCCGCGCTCACCCTCTCGGGCGGCTCGGTCCTCCAGATCACGAACCTGCTCGCCTACATCTGGAACCAGGTGTACGGGACCCCGTCGGCGCTCATGATGAACGCCGTCATGGCGCAGGAGATCGCGAACCTGATCCTGGCCGCGACCTCCGCGACCACGTTCCTGAACACGGACGCCAGCGGACGCATCGACGTCGTCGCTGGTGGCCGGGTCGGGCACGTGGTCAACGTGGCCGCGGGCGGCGTCGTCGTCCCGATCGAGGTCCACCCGAACGTCCCCCCGGGGACGATCATCGCCCGCACGGACCGGGTCCCGTTCCCGCAGGCGAACATCACCAACACGCTCGAAGTCCGGACCCTCCGCGACTACAGCCAGTTCGACTACGGCGCGAACCGTCAGTCGGGCACCAACGGCGGTCCGCGTAAGGACTTCGAGATCCGGTCCGTCGAGGCGTTCGTCAACCGGGCTCCGGTGACGATGGGCATCCTCGTCAACGTGGCCTGACCCAACCCCCGCGCCGGCCGTCCCCCACCCGGGGGCGGCCGGCGTCCCCACCGGTCACGGAAGGACCACACACATGAGCGCCATTTACAGCCGCCAGGACGCGACCTCGGTCACCGCCCCGGACGGCACCCAGTACGAGCCGGACGAAGACGGCCGGTTCCAACTCCCCGAGGCTTTCGCGGCCGACCTTGTCCGGGTCCACGTCGCGGGGGAGAAGGCTTGGGAGACCGAGGGCGAACGGCAGGACCGGCTCGTCGCGGAGGAAGCGAAGCGACGTTCCGACCCGGCCACCCTCCTCGCGGAGGTCGAGAAGCTCGGCGGGTTCGCCAAGAACGACCGGCCGGAGCCGTTCTCGGGCCTGTCCCCGGACGACCTCCGGGAACTCGCGAAGGCAGCGACGAAGCGAGCGAACGAGCTCGACCCGCCGCCGAAGCGCAAGCCCGCCGCCCGCAAGTAGCGGATCACCCACAGTGCGGCGCGTGGCGGGGGCACCTAGCGGTGTTCCCGCCGCGCACGCCCTAATACCCATTCCCGACGTTCGACGCGTCAGACGGGCGCACAGCGCCGCACGGAAGGAACCACGATGCCGACCCCCGTGAACGCGCCCTATGCGGTCACGTACTCGCAGCACGAGGCGTACGTCACCCGCGACGAGTACACGTCCGACCCGAACGCGGTCGGCACATCCATGCTCGTCCCCGGCGGCTCCCTCGCCGCGAACCTCCAAGCGCTCGACCAAGTCCTCGTCACCGCGTCGTCGAAGGCGGACAACATCTGCCAGCAGGTCCTCGCCGCGACCACGGAGACCGTCGGCGGGTGGGCGCAGATCGCCCCGGACGGGTACCTCCGCATCGGCGGCCTGAACACGCCGCTCGTGCAGATCACCGGGTTCACGTACGGGACGACCCCGGACGCGCAGACCGCGGCCGCGACCCTGACCGGCATCGACATCCGGCAGAACTCCGTCGGCATCCCCCCCGGCATGTTCTCCCCGCTCCTCACCGCAGGCGCGCAGGTCCCCACGTTCGGGCCCGGCTACTACACGCTCAGCTACGTCGCCGGCTACGCGAACTCGATCCTCCGCAGCCCCGCCCTCGTCGGCGCGACCAGCCTGACCGTGGACAACACGCTCGGCATCGTCCCCGGAATGCCGCTGACGATCTACGACCCCGTGAACCTGGCGACGGAAACGGTCACCGTCCTCTCCACGACGGCGACGACGATCACCGTCGCCCTCCCGACCGCGTTCGCGCATCCCGCCGGTGTGTCCGTGTCCGCGCTCCCCCCGACGATCAAGCAGGCGGTCATCCTCCTCGCCACGTCGCAGATCAAGCGGAAGGGCGGGTCACCGCAGACGATCCCGAACGCGACGGCCCGGCCGGTCACCGAACCGCAGTTCCCCGCCGGCGGCGCCGAGTACGACCAGGCCACGAAGATCCTCAGCAGTTTCACGAAGGTGATCTGAATGGGCCAGCCGGAAGTCCGCGCCGCCGTCATCAGCTACCTCCGGAACCAGGCGTTCTCCCACGTCGTCCAAATCTTCCAGGCCGTCCCGTCGTTCTTCCCCGAAGTCGAATGGGTCACGACCGCGCAGGACCAGTGGACCGCGATGCTCGCGTTCAACATCGAGCAGTTCACGGAAACCCGCATGAGCATGCCCGCCGCGGGGAACTCCGGCGGCGGCCCCGTCGGCACGAAGATGCGCACCTACCAGTGCTCGATCCTCGTCCACCAGCAGTACTGGATCCCCGAGTTCTACCCGCCCGGGGAGGACGCCGCCTCCTACGTGAGCATGATCGACACCCTCGTCGAGGACATCGTCTCCGCGATCCACGCGGACCCGACCCTCGGCTCCGCAGGCAAGCCGATCTTCCAGGCCGGGCAGGCCGACCAGGGGATCACCACGTATCAGGAAGTCCCCCAGTACAACTCCGACCAGTCCGGGATCTACGCCTGGACCCGCATCGCATTCACCATCGACGAAGTAATTCAGGCGTAAGGAGCCGACCGCATCATGACCGACTACAGCTTCAACCGGGCGTACCCCGAACTGATCGGCGGGCTCGTCCTGAACTCCGACAAGAAGGCCGGCCCCGTCGTGAAGATCAAGCGGGGCCCGACGGCCGCCGCCGCGATCGCTGACGGCGCCTTCGCGGAGCAGGAGGACGGCGCCTCCCCCTACCTGTTCCCCGGCGACACGCTCACCGTCACCGGGGACATCACCATCGCCTCCTCGTACCTCACCGGTCCGGGCGGCGTCCCCGCGGAGGACACAACGCCCCCCGCAGCACCCGAGGGAGCCCCGACCGGGGACACCGCCACGACCGATACGAAGGAGCAGTAAATCATGGTCGCACCGAACGTCTACGCAGCGAACCTCCAGTGGGTCGGCTACGCCCTGGAGACCACGTACGGGACGCCGAAGGCAACCCCGGACACGTTCCTCCCCGCGGACTCGCCGACGTACAAGCACATCCCGCAGCTGCTCACCGACACCGCCCTCCGCGGGAGCATGGCAGGCGAGTTCAACCAGTTGAACGGCCTGTTCTACGACTCTCTCCAGACGAAGTCGAACCTGTACCTCGACTCCTGCTACCCCCTGTTCCGGCAGATCCTCGGCCTGCCCGACGTGATCTCCGGCGCGTCGGACCCGTACACGCACAAGACGTCGCTCCAGTCCGCGAACGGCGGCCAGCCGGCCGGTACGACCCTGTTCTGGAACGACGGCGCCGGGAAGGTCATGCAGATCCCGGGCGCGATCTCCCAGGACGTGAAGGTCGACCTGAAGGACGGCGCGCTCGGCAACCTGGACATCACCTGGCTCGGGATGCCGGCGGCGGCGATCACCCCGCCGACGCTGACGATCCCGCTGACCCAGTCGATTCCGTCGTGGAACGTCGTCACCACCCTCGGCGGTGTCGGCTCGTCCGCGTACTCGGAGATCAGCCTGGACATCAAGCGGGCGACGGAGATGATCCCGACCATCAACGGGACCCAGTCCCCGGCGGGGATCTTCGGCGGCCCGGTCACCGTGTCCGGGACGCTCACGGCCCTGTACCAGGGGTACGCGGCGGACGCGCACGTGCAGGACCAGCTGGCGAATACGCAGCCGATCCTTGCGATTGTCGCCTCCCCGGTCGGTGACGCGATCCACTCCGTCAAGTTCCAGATGTCGAAGATCGTGTTCGACGACGTCGCCGTCTCCGGGACGAACAAGTGGATGGAAGTCCGCGCCACGTTCAAGGCCCTCGCGAACGCGGC